AAACCTACGAACTTTCCTGTGTTCTTTTCTCTGACGGCAAATTTAATATTACGACCAACAGGTGCAATATTCACATGAGAACTGGTAATGGCAAGTAATGTTTCCCAAGTTTCAGATGGAATTTCTACAACTTCCAAATCCATGTCGTTTGGGTGCATGGTGAAATCGGAGAATAAATCATCTTCTGGTGGGAATATAGATGTGGGAATTTCAGAAAGAGAATTGAGTTTTTGGTCACGCATATATTCATCAATGCGTTCAAAGTTACCAAAATAATCTTCAAATGCCTTGGCACAAACCAAGGCATCTTCTTTAGAGAGCATCATACTTTAAATCCATCAAACTGTTTTTTCTCATGTTTAATTTTATTATGAGCACCAACACCTTGATGGCCAGCGTCAGCAATACCCATTTGTGCCGCTTGTTCGACATCATATAATTTCATTTTGCCTCTATCAACACCAAGAGTAAATCGTTTATGAAATGTTGGGTCGTTATAACGATTCTTTAATTGTTTTACCATGATTTGACCCATAGATTCCAAATCTTCTGAAGAAATCAATGCAAACATCAGGTCGGCGGTTGCAGGCAACCCGAATGATTCACTCGTATCCTCCAAGCCAGGATCGCTCGATGTGAATCCGCTTCTGGTAGTTTGAGTAGCAGATACAATAGGAACATTATATTCAACCGCAAGACCCCTAAGTTCTTCTGCGATTGATTTAACGTAAGTGTAAGAGTTAATATTCGCACCAGCCTTAATACGAGAAGAACAACAGATATTAAGATAATCAACAAAAATAATTTCAGGCACGAAAGACCTTTTGAGATTGAGTTCATTTAATAAAGTTCTAAAATGTGTTACAGAAGCCGCAGCCGTTGGATATTCTTTAATAATAAGTTTGCCGGTTGTTTTATCTTTAACTCTAGCAACTTTTTTATCATATAAATCTTTTGGTAAATCCATCAAATCATCTAAAGTAACATTAAGAAGATTTGCATCAATGCGTTCTGCAATCTTTTCTTCTGCCATCTCCATTGTGATATACAATACGTTCTTACCCTGTACCATACAAGAAGCTGCGACATGGCACATGAATAAACTTTTACCCACACCAGTTCCAGCCAAAGCAATGTTAAGAGTTTTAGTAGGCAGACCACCTTTGGTAATCTTATTAAAGTATTCCAAATCAAATGGAATACGTTCTTCTTTTCTGTGGTAAAATTCATATCGTTCATCACTATCTTGGAGGTAATCGTGTCCTACTGAATTATCAAAACTTATTGCCAAAGCGTCCGATAATATCTTGGGAATCTGACCTTTATCGTGGGTTTTATCTTTGCCATCGAGAATTGAAATAGACCCCAATACAGCATTGTATATCGCCTTCTCTTGGCAAAATTTCTCCGACTTGTCAACAAGCCATTGAATCTCGGTTTCTGTTGTGCGATTATCGTTAATTTCTTGAAGATATGATTCACATCTCTTAACTTCGTCATCCGTAAGATTACGCCTTTCTTTGACGGCAATTTCAATCGCTTCAATCGATGGCGGCTTATTGTAAGTTTCTGTGAATGATGTAATCTCATGATATAATATTTTCTCAACACTATCCGAAAAATAATCAGATTTTAAAAAAGGCAATACCTTTCGTAAATAGTCCTCATTATAAATCAGATTCTTTAATATTGTTTGTTCCAGTTTCATCAATAATTTCCGTTTCAATTTCACCACTCATAATTTCTACCAATAAATCACCAATATAATTTTTAAAGGTTTCATCCTTTTCTAATTTTTTGGGTTTGTCTACGGTAGATTCTAACACATCATACGCAAAAAGTAAATAGATTTGGTCGTTTTCTTCCTTAAATTTTACTTTACCATATTTAAAAACGGTATCTTTATACTGGCCATCCAGTAAACGAATATTTACCGCAGTCTTATCATCTTTTGGGTAAATGTAACAATAGTCAAGTCCCTCAATCATCTTCTACTCCGTTTGTGGTCTCCAGTTCAAATGCTTGGTCTACATCTTCTTGTATAATGTTGCCGGTAGCAATTTGGTAAGTTTGTTGAACATAATCTTGGAAAGATTTTTGTTTGAGAATTGGTAACCAAAAATCAGATGTGTCGGTTTCTTTGATACGATATTTTTTATCTTCTATAACACCGTCATTGTCCACTTTGCTATACCATCCGTTAGAAGGCTTGACCACATGGCCACTATCAATTGCAATATCAAGTAAACCAGACCAACGACTGATACCACCATCATGGCGTACCGTAACAGGAATTTTGGATTTTTCTCGGACATATCTACTCTTTTCTACATTAATAATGAAGTTGTAACCGACAACCTCAGTACCTTCTTTTTCTTGCTGGCGGCCAATAACAAAAATGTTATCAGCAGAATAATATGAACCGGTTCCACCACCAACAATTGCTTTAGGGAACATTCCAATTTCCATGTAAGTGTGATTAACTACAATCATTGGAATATCTTTGATTGAAAGATGTGGTGTAACCATTCTGAATAATGATTTAACCGATTTAGCTCTAGTCATATCAGCAACAGTTTTACCATCTAAGGCATCATTAACTTCTTTAATAGATGCCAAATTACCAATTGAATCAACAACAATAATTAATCGGTCGCCCCTATCAACATTCGAAAGTTGTTGCATAATGTCTGATTTGAGCTGTTCGATATCTGTGAGGGGAGTGTGCAATACACGCTCGGTATCGATACCAAAAGAGTCAAAATAACTCTGAGGAGTACCAAACTCAGAATCGTAGAATAAAAGAGCCGCATCGGGATATTTGTCCAAATAAGATTTTGCCATCAACAATGAAAAGGCAGTTTTAAAATGTTTAGATGGACCTGCCCACATTGTTAAACCAGGAGTTAAACCACCATCTAACTTACCACTTAATGCCACATTAATAATTGGCACAGAAGTTGGAATCATATCTTTCTGTGTAAAGAACTTTGACTTTGACAGAATTGCCGAATCTTTGATTGAACTATTTTTTTTAATTTTATCTAATATACTCATAACTCACCTTTTTAAAATTTACCACCATCAACTTCTTTTTTTTCTTTAAATGCATATTCAGCATCATAATCATACTTAGGTTCTAATTTTTTCTTTAATTCTTCATCATGATGTTCTTCGTATATACCAGGTGCTACATGAACTGTTAGTGGTGGAATAGTTTCACCTGATGCTTCACTAATAATGATTGGTTCTTCTTCAATCTTTGTAATATTTTCTTTTTCAACCTGAACAGTATGTTCCACACTCTCATCAATTTTTTGTTCTGTAAATATTGGTATATCAACTTTTTCTTCTTTTTTTGAAACAAAACCGGTAATTTCACCAAGTTTATTGATGATTGGATTATCATCTTTTCCTTCGGCATCTTCTTTTTGTCTTAAAGACATATTTCCTGCTATCAATAATAACACAGCTAAAGGGTCAAACACAAGCATAATTGCAAAGATTACCAATCTAACCGCTTTATCTAAAGAACCTTCTTCATTACCAAAAAATATATCACCAACATATTTAATTGGTCCAACATCGGCAACCAATTTATTTTCCTCTTTTAATAATGGCAATCTTTTTTTATTAATTTCGGTAAGTTCTTTTTGTGTATCTTGAATTTGTTTATCTAAACGATTACTTGCCGTTGATGGGTCTTTAGCACGAGCAAGTAAATAATCCAATCTTTCTTTAGCAATCTTTTCTTGTTGTGTTAATGTTTTAAGTTCTACAAAATTGGCACCAGCATCTAATGTAGAATCAATATGAGATTTGGCCAAGAAACCAAAAATACCCATTGAAGTAATGAGCATTAAAATTACTACGGCAATAGTCAAGTATAACTTTAAAAGTATGGGAGCAGTTTTCCAATTTCGATACAACCAAGATGTTGTTACTACTTTAGCAAATTCTAAAGTTGAACCCATTAATACAACAGGCCAAAATGCCCCCATAAAGATGGCTGCAAGACCAACTACTGAATAATAAGCAGCAATTCCAGATAACATTAATGCTGCCAAGAATGTTAGATATATCATGTGAAGAAATCCTCTATTGAACTAGTTTTTTCGGTTTGCCATTTCATACAATCTAAAATTACTTTAATCGGTTCAAGAAATGCCTTATCAAATTGCATATCATAATCGATATATTTTTGCAATTCAAATTCTTTCGGCAATCTGGATGGATATGAGATAACTGTATCTTTAAAAGGATTAGGCATTTTTAGGTAAGTAAACTTAACCTTTTCACCTTCTTGTATAAGAGGATACTTTTTAGTGAGATTAAGTCTTTTTAGATTTGTGTTATATTGAATGGCACCTTTGACATGGATGGGTGTTCCTTTTTTATAAAGAGTGACCGCATCAGAATAGGTATTTAGGCCATTTAAACCACGGGGAAAAGAAATCTCCTCAACCGGCAACTTTTTAAATTCTTCTCTAAAATCTGCAATAAATTTTTGAACATCTTCTTGTGTGCCGGTTACCATCAACTGAATTACCTGTTTCATCTTTTCACGAATGGCAGATGGTGTGGAAGATTTAATCATCTCCAAGCCCATCACCTTCATTTGTGGTTCATTGTATTGAACACCTTCATTATTATATACATTCAAAATATATCGTTTCTTGGCAGTCCAAATACCTTTATCAGAAAGACCTTCTCGTTTCATTTGCATCTTTTGTTCATATGCATGGACATATTCAGCCAATTCATCATAAGATTTATCAATAAATGGTTGTATCTTTTCTTCACAAATTTTATCCATAAGAGAAATTACCTTTTGTTTATCGGATGTATCTTTGATAAACTTATTCACTAATTCGCCCATACGAAGATAAATTGAATCTGTATCAGAGGCGATTACATAATCTTCATTTTCTGTACCGAGAATCTTATTCATGTAATCATTAATCTTGTTTTCAATCCAACGAATACTTAATTGGCCGGCTGTTGTGACACCAAGAGCCATACGAAGGTCATAAAAACGGAAATATTGAGAACCAAGAAGATCGGAAGA